GATTCTGGCACTTCTGCTGCAGTAATATATCCTGCAGGATTAGATGCGTCATATTTTAAGTTTAAAGCAGTTTGAGTAGCTGTGCTTATGGGTTTATTTAGATCGCTAGTATTATCTACATTACCAAGTCCAATATCTGTTTTATCTAATACAACATGTCCGGTTTTAGTGTTAACAGACAATACTGGAGGTATTGCTCCGGGAGATATTTCTATATAAGTAGATCCCGACCAACGATATATTTTATTAGTATCTAGCGCAACGTATATTTTACCAGTTTCTCCAGTAGTTGGAAATGTTGCTAAATTTGCGTATTCTACAACATCATCTACATAAGATGGTAAATATATTGCATCTATTTTTGAATCTGAATTAAGTGGAACTGTTCTAATTCTCAGTTCCATTTCTTGTTTACGAGTTGGGGAAAATACTCCCAAGCTCTCTACCATCCAACGTACTTCCCCTGCCGGTTCTGATGAATTAGAATTTAAAGCAGCAGTTAGAATAAGTTCTGATGGATTTTTATCACCAATAGATTGAATTGGAACTAAATCAAGAGCAACGTGTTGAAGTTCAGGATGTACTGGAGGGTTAGTGCCAATGTAAAATAAGTATTTAGTACCTGCTAGTAGCGGAGATAATGCAGCTGTAGAAAGTTCGTAAACCCACCTAGAGTGAGCAAACCCAGGTATAACATCTCCAGAGCCTGTAGGTAGTGAGTATAAAGCCATTATAGGCTTAGAATCTTTATTATCTAAAGTCATTACAGCGTAAGCATTAAAATTTGCTTGAGTAATTGCACCTTGATAACTAGTACTAAGAGGATTACCATCAAAAAAATACCAATTGATTTTTTGACCTGTGGCATTTTGAAAGTACCATCCATCTCTTATTAGAGTAGAAGTATCTCTTATGCCCGGCATTCCATCCGCATATATTGAAGCATTATTTTCAAATACGTGGAACTTTAATACTTCTGAAATACCTTCAAGTGGAGAAATAGCTGAATTTAGTTGGGACAGATTAATAGCGTCATTAGAATTTGTACCATCTGCTACATTTTTAATTTGTGCGAGATTTGCATTTATATGACTTCCGGACAATGATACATAACCTCTCGTACCACTTCCTTCTTTATTACCAGTTTGAATTACAATGTTACCAGAATTTGCGTCTGTAGCACTACCTTTAGTAAATGCATTACTTGTGCTTATGTTAACATTACCAGATGAAACAGAAGAGTTATCTGCTGTTATTCCTTGGAAAGCATTTGCACCAGAAGTAAGATTTAAATCTCCCCCATTATAATTTCCATCAGCATCGGCATAAACCATAGTTGAAATAAGGTATGTTGTTCCACCGCTATTATTCGGTCTACTAAAAGCTTGGATAGCTGCGACACCGCTAGAAGAAACACCATTAAAATTTATCTGTGGATTATCAGGAGCACCAAATCCGGTAGTACTAATATTAACATTAGATTCTCCAGCTTGATTTCTAACAATAAGTGCGCCATAGTAATCTACATTTGCTGTAATATTCTTACTATTTAGTTCAATATTACCTTTATTTCCAGAAGTAACTTCTCCTACAGATAATATAATATCTCCAGAATCTCCAGCTACAGTAGAATCTCCAGATGAAATTCTTACAGTAGCGGTGCTATCTTCTTTATCTATCGTCGTTATATCAAAATTAGAAGTTGCTAAAGAATTTAATCCCACTCCATCTGGAATAGAAGTTTGAATTAGGTTGTCTAAATTTCTATTTGCTTTATCTTCGGAAGATGACATTTCTTCATACGCAGAACCTGTCCAAACGTATATTTTTTTAGTATCAGATGCTAAATAAATTGTACCTTCTTCTCCCACTGGAGGAAACGCTGCTAGATTTGCATATTCTTCAAACCCAGCTCCTCCTCCGCTTCCAGATGTTATAGATATATATCCTAACCTAATAGCGGTATGTGCCATGATTAATGCCTTTGTTTTCCAGCGTAAAATATTCTAGTAATATCAAGAGAACCTGAAGCTACAGCAATTTTAACTCTTGCGTATAAAGCTCCAGAACCAGCTATATCCCAAATGTGAGATCCTGAGCTGTCAGAAACAGCTTGCACAGACTCTGCCAAGTCTGCAAAATTTATATTGTCGGAGGAAATTTGTAAGATAAAACTCATGCTTGGAGAAACTCCATTAGCATAATTAACTTGTATTGAAAATTCATCTTCTCTGTCATCTAATGAAAAAGAAGGAGAAAACCATTCTAGATTAACAGTTTCTGTTCCATCTAATATTTCTTTCAGACGTATTGCATCAAGTACACAACTCATTTTTCTTCCTCTTTATTATCTTTTGTTAATTTTCTTCCAAAATATAATCCCGCACAAGCGTAGAAAAATTGTAAAGCATTTTCTATATCTACTCCATCAACAAGCTTTGCAACTTTATTTAAAAGCCCAAAAATTACCAGTCCAGAAGAAACAACCAAAAGTGTAAAAGATGCAGAAGGTTTTTGACTAATTGGGTCACGTATAACTGGTACAGGAATTCCTTTATTAGTACACCAATCTACTAGTTTTTTTTGCAAGTCTTTTATTTTTTTCAACGCTTTCCTTTTTTCCATTCTTCAAAACTGTAAACTTTTGCATATACTATAGTAGAATCATTATAAAGCACTGGTAGAGTTCTTAAGTAATTTCTGTAACTTCTAAACTCTTTCCTATCTTCTACAGTTAACTCACAATCTGAAAGCTGAGTCCAATCCGTAAGTTGTAACATTTTATTTCTTTTTTCTCTAAAAATGTTCCAACAACCGCTTATACTTTTTCCAGAAGCTTCTTCTACTTTTATTTCTAAACCTTCAGAAAGCTTATAAAACCTTACAATTTCACCATTTACTAACTCAGTTTTTTCATCAACTATAAATCGCTTTTGATCTGGTAAAATCTTTTTTTCTTCAACCCACTTAGCAATTCCATTCCATTGACCAAAAGCTAAATGATAATCTCTATATAAAACAGCAAGTTCTGCGGATTCAAATTCCTTTATCTCTTCTTCGTTAGTTGTACAATTTCTTACAACTAACTTATACATTATTTTACAATCCTATCTCTAGCCGCTTGACGCTCAGCTTTAAATTCTGGAGAAAGTTCTTCTCCCTTTTCCATAGCACGAATTACCATCCAGTCTGTTGCATCAAGAAAAGCTTGTGCCTCGGCATTGATTTTCTCTTGCTCAAGCTTAGCCGAAATGTCAAGAATTTCCACTTCGTAATCACCAGCAAGCTCAATTTCCTGCATTTCTAACACAGCTTCTTGAATTACTGAGCCGTCTTCAGCTAAAACTGCTGGCTGTAGTTCGATTTGTTGTTGAACAATTTGCTTAGGTTGACCAAAACTTTTCATTCCTTCGTGATGAGCAAGCCAAGCTTGAGCCTCTTCCATTGATGGGAAAGAGGCTTGGTTAGTAATTTGTGAATTTTTATTTATAGAAATTCTAATCATATATTAGTCCTTATATTTAAATGTATAACCTTTATGTTCTTTTTGTTTGCCAGATAAACAACGATGAATTGCTGCTGAGTGTAGCCCAAAATCTCTAGCGAATTGATTAAGTATTTCAAATTCTCCTACTTCTTTATTATCTTTGTAAGCAATAAATGTTTTTCCACCTTGCACTTTAGAAGATAATATCTTATACTCTTGAGTTTGTCTAGCTTTGATAGAAAGTTCATTTCTACGCTTATTAGCCTCTGGATTATTAGCAATAAATTCTTTTTGTTTAATAGACATGTGCTGACGATTAGATTTATTTAAAAAGTATTGCTTTCTAGCCGCACTTAATTTAGCTTTAGATTCAGGTTTAGAAGCTTCTTCTCTAATTCTTTTAATATTGAATTGAAGCCATTCTTTGTTTTGTCTTAAATTTAAAGAAGCTTGTCTACACTTTTCTTTAGTTTCTTCGGTATGCTTCAGTCCAGAAACTCCCTCTCCTCCTAAAGTAATATTAGCCTTTGGGTTATATCTAGCAATCAAATCAATTTCTAAAGCAAAAGCATCTATTTCATTTTGAAAATAATTAGCAATTATTATTTTATAGTCAGTCTTTTTAACTATTCGATTCCAGATAATATTTCTACAATCTTTAGCTTTTGCACGTTTTTCAGTGCCTTTGCCAATGTAGAAACATTCGCCAGTATCGAGTCTGTAATGTAAATATACTAACCATTTCATTATACGCTCGTTTTTACAATTGAAAAATAGTTTTGATTTGCTACTGTATTAAGAGGAGTTGCTCCAGCAGTTCTACCATTACTCAATGCTAAATATATAGTATCACCTTTTGCTAGAAATACTGTATCACTAAATACAACATCTACTGCGATAGTAGCGGCTGCTTGTATATTTTGTATAGAAAGTGCAATCTCTACTCCGTTTTTAAATAATGAAATACCTACTCCATTATTTACAGCATAAGAGTTAGTTTGATATCTTGAAGCACCTTGAACTTGATAATAACCGGTTTCAGGTGCAGTAAATACTCCAGTGCTTGTATTTAATGCTCCATAAGTGTCAAATGTTTTTATAGAATCATAAGTTAAAGTTGTATATCCAGTATTAGCTACTGACAATCCGCTTGAATTAACACCACGAGCTGCTATTCTATTAAGTCCAAACCCTGTGATAACTGGATTCTTGCTTGCGTTGATTACGAGGTAGCCTGAAGATTGTTCAGAAGCATCTGAAAATCTATATAAAGCTAAACTAGCACTAGATGAAATTGACCAACCTGAATCAACATAAAGAATTCCTGTAATTTCAGAATAGTTTATTTGAGCTATTCCATAAGAAGCAGTTGCTCCAGAAAAAGCATAGTCTATCGATCCTGCTATGGATTTTCCTGTATTTTTATACAAGTCTAAGCTCTTGCCTTTCAATCCCTTACCAATTTGTATAGCAATTGCCGCTGGTTGAGCCGCAGAGCTAGTTGCATTGAAAGCTCTTGTAAAGATTTGAATACCATTAGCATTTGCATCTCCAGAACCAGAAGCAAACTGCGTTGGAGCTGTGTTTACCGTCTGCGTTCTTGTATTTGTGTTAGCAGCATAAGTAAAGGTAATGAAAGTTCCAACTGGAGCATTTTGCAATGTGCTAAGCGTGTAACTTGCAGAACCAGCATAGGTTAGAGAAGCTGTGTCTGTGCTGAATGTTTCTGGAGCTGTAAGGATTTGGTCGGAGAGTGCTGTTGCTAGAACTGAGATTTTTTGTTGGTCTGTATTATTCCCAGAATTGTTATAAAAGCTAAATTGTATTCCCGCTTCTACAATTCCCGACCAACTAGCACTTGCCCAATAAGCTGAAATATTTTGAGCATAACTTTGTGCAACTAATATATTATTTACAAAGATAGCAGCAGATGGAGAACTTGCGGCAGCAGATCTTACACTAAAGTTTAAAGATAAGTTACATCGTTTTAGTGTAGTATAAACACCAGTGCTTGAGTTGTAGGAATATAAAGACGAAGATCCGGATAAAGATGTCAAAGATCCGCTAATATTAACATTTCCAAAAGTTGTAGTGCTATTTAGATAACTACTCTGACTAATCGGCTGTGGCACATTAACAAACGGAGTTACATCCACTCCAGTTACGTTAGGCTTGCCGACTTTTGTGATGTTAAGGTAGTGAGCTTCTGTTGAATTTTGAAGTGTTTTAGAATCTTGCGATCTTATCGATAAAACCTGCCCTTTAGAAAACTGATCTATAATAGCAAATGGATGAAATTGAGTGCTACTTTCTCCAAACTTAGAAATAACCCTATACGCAGAGCCGTTGACATATAAACGTATTCTATTCCCTGCATTAGCCGCTGTTGTTAATATATTACCTTCTATGCTATAAAGTCCATCTTCAGGTACAGTAAATTGCGAACCATTCCAAGAACCTCCCGTAGTATCACTGACAGTCTGGAACGGAATATTAGTTACTCCACCAGTAATTGCTTGACCAGAGTTACCGACAGCTTTTACAACCAAGTCACTCTCGCTATACTGCGGCAATACATTGGAAACAGACACAGAAATGTCTTGCTCTTGGAAGCTGAGGTTTAGGGAGTTCGCAGTACTAGCAGAAGGTACTACGTTACTTGAAATTCTAATAACGTCACCAACAGCAAAATCTCCAGAAACAGCAGCTTGTGCAACATATCCAGAAGAAGAAACGTGGTTTGCCGCTAAAGTTTCTGAAGCAACAGAAGGAGTTGATGTTCGTACTGATTGATTTTTTGATATAAAAATAATTCCAGCTGCACTTAAAGATACAGAAGTGCTTACATCAAGCTTACCAGCCTTCTTCATTGTAATACGAGTTCCAAGAGCAGCATCGCTTTCCACCGTAAAAGCATCGCCACGAAACTTAGCAATGCTATCGAAGCGCACAATTGCTGTATCAGTGCTACCACGAGAGCTTGCACCTTCCATGCGTAATTCCGATGTAGGAATTACAATTTTAGAGTTAGGGTTGACAGACACTTGTTTGAGAGAGCCTTGCTTTACAATTGTAAAACTTGTTGCATTACTTCCAGTAGAAGCTAGTCCACTTGTATGAGGACGAATAATATCCCCTACTTCTAATATACCTTGCCAAGATACACTTTCGTGATCAAGCCCACTTGTACCAGTAGCACTAGATCTTGCTAACATTATATTAGCATCTGTTATAGAAGTTATAGAAGTACTTAAAGAAGGTGCATTTTTAGTTATGCCAAAATAAAATCCACCAGCGTTACCATTACTTTCATTATATGAAATTAAATATGTTCCTTTTTCTTGAATTGTAAAAGATGCCCCATTTATTGCCGAATCTTGATAAATAACGTCATCTCCAACATTATTTAAAAGTGTACTAAATCTACGAATAACGGTAGCTGTTGATCCAAAACCATTTGCCACTGAAGTGCGAACCATGCTATCAGCTTCCTGCACAAGCCCACTCTGAGTCAATGGAATGGTTTTTGTTGTTGTAGCTGAAAGACCTGAGCATGGAACGGATGCGAAGAATGATAAAACATTACCAGAACTACATATAGTTCCATTTGCTTTTGTTAATCCAGCAGTAGTACTTGTTTGTTGACCAAAAGTAATATATGAAACGCTAGGTTCTATTAAAACTTCTGTGGAAAAATATGAAGAACTTGACACATTAAATACTGCATGACCAGCAATTTGCAAACTTGCAATTAAACTTGTGCCAGCACTCGTTAATCCAGATGGAAGTCCAACACGAGCCTCAACACCAGTCGTAGTTCCCGCAGTAAATTTTCCCCGAATCTCTACGCTCTCTCCAACTTGTCTATACTCAAACTCTACGTTTGTTGGAGTGCCAAAACCTTGAAATGTTGGCGTATATCCCTGCCAAGCTGTAACAACTGGAACTTCAACAGCAGTTTCTAAAAGAGCTGTTTCAGCAAGTTCGCAAATAATGTCATCTATTCTTGTGGTAGGCGATCCCGACTCAGGGAGAGCCGTTATTGTATAAGATAAGCTTGCACAAGTTTCTGGAATTGTAAAGCTAACAGAAGTTCTTTTGCCATTAACATCGTTTGAGAGTTGTAATTGCTCAGAAGCTACAAGGTTAGCAGAGTTTGTTTCGTCTTTAATGTTGATTACTACGTTACCTTGAGAAGCAGATGACTTAGAATCAAGTCTAAGCATCATAGTTTGACCACGAAACTTGCGGTCAACTGGAATGATTTCTTTAAAAAATTGATCGTTTGCTGGGGATGTTCCTGCTTGGTGCGTTAAAAGAGCTGAGATTTCTCCATGTAAAGGACTAGAGGTAGATAAAGAAAGTCCTGTTTGGGTAAAATCTGTTAAAGCAGCTTCTTCAAAAGTTTGAGAGAATAGAATATCTACTCCACCAATACCCGCTCCGCCTCCGACAGATTCAAGCAATCCGTCAACAATTTGGAACATTTCTTTTGTATCAGTAGCAAAACATAATTGACCATTAGCTGCAGTTAAAGCATATGTTGTAAGATTTGCTTTTGTATTTTGCTTAACATCCAATCTAGCTGGAGTAGTTACAAAACCATTGGTTAATGTGCCGCCAGATTCATCAACTTTTGCGTCTAATTGATTTTGAATAGAAGATGTAGCATCTACATAACCTAAAGTTGTAGAAGTTACACTAGAATGTGTTGGAATTCCATTAGCATCTGAAATTAAAACTCTAGCTGCAGTTATGGCAGTTGCATCAGTTTGAATTCCTGTAGCATCATTCACTACAACTCTATTAGCTGTGCCAGAAGCAAGCTTTGAGCGAGCAATGTTTGCACCAACTTTAATATCAGCATTTTCAATGTTGGAAATTGTATTTAAGTCAGCGTCAATAGTTTTATTTGTAAGAGCTTGAGAATCTGATGTACCAACTACAGAACCGGCTACTCCGTGAACTCCAGAAGAAGCTCCTGTATGAGTTTCGTGAGAAGTTTCTATAGCCTGCAAAGCTTCTTTAATATCTGAATTATCTGGAATTGTAACTCCAGTAAAAGTTCCAAGGTCAATAGAATCTAAAGCTACTCCAGAAAGAGTTACAAGATTGTCTACATTGCCATCAACTTCATCAATTGCATTTTGAACATTTGTAGCAGTTAAACCAGAAGTTGCATTACTATAAGAAATTTCAGAAGCTTCATTTTGAGATGCGGCTACATTATCGACATATGTTTTAATTGCTGAAGCAGAAGCTAATTTAGTAGCACTAGCAGATACTGCTAAATCTGTTTCTATTGCTGTACCACTAACTCCAGTGTCTATAACTGGCGAGATAAGCGTTTTATTAGTAAGTGTTTGAGTCTGCGAGCTTGTTACAATTTCACGACTAGCTGAAGGATTAGCTCCATCTTTTAGTGTTACTTGTATCTTACCAGTAGATGAATCAACTTTAATTTCGCCTTCAATGCCATCTAAAGATAGGGTATCTGGGGCAAGAATAATACCTTTGATAAAGCGTTCTTTTTTAAGTGACATTTATTGACTCCTAATCATTAATTACTTTTGCTTCGTAAACTATTGACAACTTTTTATTTGTTGCACCAACTGGAAAATCTTCAGTTGTTTGATAACGCATTTGACCAGAAGAAAGGATAGTTATTAATACTCCAGCTTCTCCTGTTGTACGAATGGATATTCCCCAATCTGTACCATCGAAATAACCTTCAATAAAGCCAACTTCCATTTTAATGTTGTTAGTTATGCCTATAGTCCATTCTCTTCTAAAAAGATACTTTGCTTCAATTGCAATAACTTCCGCTGTTGGAAAGCTAAAGCCTGGAATAGCAGAAGGCGTATTTATAATAATATCTGGGTTTAAAGGTATCTCTGAAGTGGTTGGAATATCGTTTGGTTTTTGGACGGTAGTAAGAGCATCTGTAACAGCTTCTGCCCAATCTGTTATTTCAGAACCATATCCGGCATTTTCCCCTTCTAATGGGAATTCAAATTCTTCACTCCCAATGGTTAATAATTTAGGCATCAGTTTCCTCTTTATCTTAAAGACTTTCCTGATATATAAGGGTGTTTTATGTAACTACCGGCTTTGGGAGTAACTAATTGAAATATTGGAAAAAATAGTTGTTGCTTATTTTATAAAAATAATATACTATGATGTAGAGGTTTCCTCCTACCTCAACCCCCCCCCTTTTGTTATAGCTTAGAAATCTAAGCAAAAAAAAGGCTCCCAGAACGGGAGCCTTTCTTACTCAGATAGAGCTAGAAAAATTAAGCAGTTTTAATATACTTAAGAACAGCCATCTTGCCTGGAGCTGAAGTGAAAAGAGCCTGATCAGAGTATGAACGTAATTCATAACCGTTAGCAGATTCCATTTCACGGAAGAACTTACCAGGGAAGCCCGGACGCTCAAAAGTAATATCTGAAGAACCGATACGCTCAAGTTCACCAGGTGGGAAGATATAAGAAAAGCCTTCTTTTACAAAAAGAGAAGCGTGGATTTCAATCTTACCGTTCTGACCGTAGAAAACAAGAGACTTAGCTCCATTTTCCATTTTTTCAGAAGAATAAGAAGAATCATATTGACGCTTAGCAGCTTGATCAGTCATTAGCTTGTTCCAATGCTTAGGATTAACAAGACAAACAACGTCTTCTTCTGTAAGACCTTTTTCCATACAAAGAGCAATAGCTTCTTCTACTTTTTCAAAAGAGATGAAAGCTTTTGAAGCTTCAGAAGCACCAACTAGTATTGTGTTACCTTTGAAAAGATCGAACTCAGCAGCGTCGATATTGAAGATTGTAGAAGTGTTTGTGATGATCTTATGAAGACCAGCAAACTCTTTATTGTAAGCACCCTTGAAATAAACAACGTCAGCAGCAGAGTTTTCAGAATCTGGATTACCAGAAACACCAGCTGGGATAAGATCTACTTCAACAGTTTGATCTTTAAGATTTGGCTTAACTACGTTACAAGTACCACGAAGAGTACCAGACTGAGAACGGATCTCAAGTGCAGCGTTCTTAGAACCAGACCAAATACCAGCAGCCCATTCAGAGGCACAGATAGTTAGGATATTATTAACAGAGTCAACGATTGCAACTTTAGCAATACCAGACTGACCGTACATAAGTTGGATTTCCATACGGATCTGAGTTGACTTAAGCATGTTTTGAACAAGACGCTTAGTTTCCTGTTCGAAAGCAGCTTTAGAAGAGATAGAACGAGAAGCAGCACCTACTGAAATAGCAGATACTAGAACTAGCTCGTGACCTTTAACTTGAGCATCTCTGTTTGGAGAAGCTACAGCAGCGTTAAGTAGGAAAGCATCTCCAGCAGATCCACCATAAGTGAAACCATGCTCAAGACCAAGAACTACTGGCTGGTGATAAAGATTACCAAGAAGCTTTTCAGCAGCTGAGAACTCAGCAAGCTTAAGCATCTTCATCCCTTCTGGAACTAGATCTCTAATTTTTGATGCATACACTTCTTTAAAATGACCGTCAAGTGTAGAAACGGTGTTTGTTGATGAAATTGACATTTCTTTTCCTTTTTTTGTTTAAGATAATTAAGTTGTTTATAACCAAGTTATATTCTTCCTAACTAGCTTGTCCAAAGTCCGTGGATATTTGGAGGCGTCGTATGTACTAAATACACTTACTTATAGAATAAGGGTGTTTTTTAAACAAATCAAATGTTTATACTAACACCCTAGTAATTTCAGTTATTTATTCTTGCCTAATGATTTAAAAAAGTCTCTCTGCTTAATTTTTTCACGCTTAACTTCTTCTTGTTTCTGCACAGAACCGGCTGTTGGTTTAACAGAAGCTGCTGTTTTAGTGTTAGAAGTATTCATAACGTTTAGTCTTTTAGCACGTAGTCTTTCTATGTTACGCTGACCAATAAGCTGCTCAAGGATATCTTCTGGAGAATCGTCCATTAAACGACTCATTTCATCACGCCATTCTTTTTCAACTAGTGGCATAACGTCTTCTGCAGTTACATCTTCAAAGCCATTGTTGATAGCCCAAAGCATAGAATCTGCAATACGCTTTACAATGTGGCGAGATTTTGGCAGAGTTTTGTGAGAATCTAGAGCTTGCTCAATTTCTGTCTCAATTTGTGCAGCAGCTTGATCTTTAAGTTTTTCAAATTGCTCAGAATCACGCTCTTCTTTAAGTTTACGAGCTTCTTCTCTTGCAGCCTGAAGTTCTGCTTGAATTTTTTCACGCTCAACCTGCTCTGGAGATTTTTTCATCTCTTCGATACGCTGTTGAATACGCATTTCAGCAAGTTGATCTGGATCAAGACCAAGCTCAGCTAAAACAGAAAATGGATCTTGCTTAAGACGACTAACTTCTGACTCATATAGCTTTTTAAGATTAGCAGCTTCTTGCATTGCTTGACGAGCAGCAGCAGAAAGCTGAAGTTCGTTTCTTAAAGCATTTTCATCGGAAAGATCAATCTTTTTATTAACAATTTTGCCATTAACTTTTAATTGGAATTCTTTAATTAGGTTCTTGATTTCTTTTTCAGAAGCTCCACTTGCGATTGCATCTTCTACTGCACCCTGTAGTGCTTCATCTGGAGATGCCTCTGAAGAAGCTTGCTCAGGCGAGCCTTCAATTACTTCTGATGGGATTTGCTCTTGTGCTTCAGCTGAAGCTTGTACTTGCTCTGACATAAATTTCCTTTTTGGCTGTTTGTATGAGCCATAAAACGACTGTCCCTTTATTGGGATAAGTCTATTAATTTACTTTTTTTCTTAATTTACTAAAACGAACTTTGCCAAACTGCCTTCCTTCTAAGTTAGCTTTGTTTTTATCAGCAATAGCTTTTCTTTCTTCTGAGGGTGTTAATTCACTCCATGTTTTAGGAGTATCAGAGGAGATGCGTTTAGCTGGACGACACTTAGCATCATCTTGACCTTTGTCTGACCCGCATTCGACATACTTACCGTTAACTTTCTTTTTCCATGATTCTTTAAACCAACGTTTAAGACTCATCTATAGCCTCTTTAACATTAACTTTCCATTCCGGCTTAGTTTTTATAAATCTTTTAAAATTTCTATGATCTATTTTTAAATAGCGAGAAGCTTCTTTTATAGCATTAAAGTATAAACCATTAGGACCACTTACAGACTTTTCTCTATTATCTTCTGATTCAAAATTATCTTCAATAGATTCTGTCTTTAAACCCTTTATTACATCTGCAAATTCTTTAAAAGTAATATAGTCATTAGCATTTCTTCCCATATTAGCCGAAAAACAACATAATAAAATATTATCTTTACTATAGCCTTTACTATTATCAATCCTATCAACAGAAGGCTGGAATGGATACTTTGCTTTTGTGCTAGGTTTCATTTCTATTCCATACCAATGACATTTTTTATTTTGTTTTTCAAATAACTCTAAAATATAATTTTCATCAAAATCTAAAGAATAATTATTTAATTTAGCTCTTTTTTTACAGTCAATAAATAATCTTTTATGCCAACTTCTAGCCGTACTTTTTTTAGCTTTATTTTTATATTTTAAAGCTTCTAAACTGCGACAACTTTTGCAAGTATACTTCTTTCCATCTAAATAACACTTACTGTTATGAAATTCAGATAAAGGTTTTTCTAATTTACAAAAATTACATCTTTTCATTTAAAAGTTCCACCACGTTTTTTATATTCCTTAATTAACCAAGCAGATCCATATGCTGAAGGCCAGTCATCTCCAAACTTTGCTTTAGCTTCAGACTTTATTTGAGAGTAAAGCTTTTGATTTGTAGGCACAGACCCATCAGAAGTTTTACCTTGAACTTTCTTTTTAAGCTTTTCAAATGCCATTTTTCTTTTTCTTTAATTTTTCTGCTTCTTCTGTTGCTATTTCTGCTGCAGTTTTATTACCAATAATTCTATCCATTAATCCGCTAAATCTAGAAGGCTTAGTTTTTTCTTGTTCTTTTTCTTCTTCGCCTTCCCAGAACGGTTTATATCCTACAGGTCTTCTAGCTTTTTTATTTGCTTCACTGCTCATTTTTTCATTCCAACTTTTTCTTTAAGTTTAGCAAAACGTTTTTTGCCAACATTACCTTTTGTGAATTCTTTAGCAACTTTTGGCTCAATTCCAACTTTTTCAGCAAATTCAGGATTATTTTCAGCAGCTTTCATGAATTTAAATTGCTGCTTAGATTTAGCTGGCATATTATTTCCCCTTTTTTCCTTTACCTTTTTTTGTTCCACATGTACATTTAGCCATTATTGATTCCTTGCCATCATTTGTTCTGGTGTTGTTGGTTGTTCTGGTAAAATAGTTCCTTGACCTGCTGGTTGAGCTGGTGCAGGAAGAGGTCCCATATTTTCTTGTATAGCCACAGACTGAGCTTGAGGATTTTCAAGCAAAGGTGGAATTTGTTCTTGACCTTGTTGCATTGGTTGTTCTGGAGCTACTGTACCTGGAGCTGGAGGAGTTCCCATTGGAGGACCTAGTGGTTGCTCGCCTAACAAAGCAAGAATATTTGCAACATCAGGATTAGATAAGATATCAATGTGCTCTTGGATATGGGCAAGTGTTCGTTGAACAAGCTCCGCATCCATACGTAAGTCAGGATCAGCGAGAACAGCCTTATGCTCTCTAATATGCAGTGAATGAGCATCAGTGAGTACAGCCACCACGGGAGTTGTACCGTCCACAAGCCGCTCTCTTTCAGCTCTAACAAGCAATAACTCCTTGTTTTGACCTTCAGTCATTGTCTCTAGTTTACCAGAATTAATAACTGAAATGTACTGTTCTGGTGTAGTAATAATACCCATCTGCATCATCTGTGATGCCATTTCTACTCGTCCTGCAGTCGTTTGAGCAAGAGCATTACCTGCGTCAACAATAACTCTAGTGATTGAAGAAAGATCGTCTGAAGTAAACTCTTTCATGTAAGTTACATTAGATTTACCAGCAATTGCTGCAACACGAGGAGTCTTTGCAAAAGTTTTAAGAAGCTCCACAACATTAGTTCCGACATCCTCAATCAATTGGATGTAAGATTGTTGTAGTCCAGAAATAAACTGTAGAGCTTGGGATTGAATTAATGCTAAAGCGTTACCCGATTTAAGCTGAGACTCTGGATTACCTCGTGCGACAGAATTTACGCCTGATATAGTCTCCATCGATGACTCTAGCATTTTCAAAAAATTAAATATTTCAGCAGGAGTTTGTGTTAGATTTAAAGGTCTAGGAGGTTGAAACCCTGGATTACCTTGTATAAAATTAAGACCATCAGCCACTTGCTCCATCTGCACATCAGAGCCTCGCTCTACGTACACGTTTTGAACTCCAAAGGCATTTTGATTGGTCATTATTGTAGAATATAATGAGTTAACTGCATCCTGTATTGGAAGTAAATCAAACATTGCTGTGTAACTAAATGGAGTACCTAAGATATCTCTACTGGCTATTCTAAAAATTGGAAGATTCTTGTAAACTAAAACTGTGTCTTCGAGAACAATATCAGAATCTAGATAAAGAACATAACGTCCTTTAGGTAGTGACTCAGTTGGTTTGTGAAAAAATTCATAAACTGGAACATCGGTTGTTTCATCATAAGCCGACATTGTAATTCTAGTTGTATTTAGGTCGGACTTAGTTTTAAGTGCTTTAATTTGTTCAGAAAACTCTGGATATTTAGCAATTAAGTCAAACTTATTTTTAAAGCTACGACAAAGTTGCCAATCGTGGTTACTATCAGATTTAGTTGGGTCAAAAACTACATCAAAAGGCGACATAACAGTAAAAACAATATCACCGCTGTAGAGTGGAACTCCTGCTCTAAGTTCAACTTTCTCGCCATTTTCGTCAGTTTCAAATACAACATTTCCGTTTGTATCGTATAAAACTTCTCCACTTTCATCAACAAGTGGTTTATATTCTGGCTCAATGAAATCATATACTTCGCCAGTTGTAGCATTCCACTCCATTTTAATATAACCAGAAGCCATGACAATAGCATATTCCACTGCTCTCTTAAGATCTTGTTCAAGCCTTTTATCCCTCATGTAATATTCTAAAAGACCATTGGCTAAGTTTGTTTGAATTTGAGATTTAACATCAGTGTTAACTGAACGAGCTTGGAAAGAAGGTCTAGTTGCTGTAACCATTGTCAAAATGTGACTAGCAATGTTACCATAGTGGTTCATTGGTAGATTTACAAGTTCGCCTGTCTCTCCACCGAAAGTTATAGCATGTCCGCCTTCATAAAAAAAGCCATAATAAGCTTGCCAACTACGCTTAATCTTATCTAAATAGTCAGTTGAAATTAAGCTATTAAACCAAGCATCGGATTTCTTTTGCAGATATAAAACTAGCGTTTCTTCGTCGCTTGCTGCAAAATACTCGTCCTTGTCAAAATAAGCCATGCTAATTCCTTTAAATTTCTAATATCTAAGGGTGTTTTACTATATAAACGCTACTTACCTTGCTTTCTATTCCAAGCAAAGCTTTTTAACCATGATTTTGCGGAGTTATCCTCAACTTCCGCTTTTATGTTAGACTTAAATACTTGAGAACCCGATATCTGTCCATACCCAATTGGATAAGGATTTTTGCTTTTTATAATATTACGGTGTAGGTAAATAATGGCAGCAAGTGCATCTGCGTGACCACCTTTAATTTGACCAGATGGAGAGTCTTTTAATTTTAAGAAATTAGTTCTAGTTTTGTTCCATCTAGCAAACTTCATGTGGTATAAAGTATGTGTACATCTAGGGTGGATAACCACTTTATGTTGAGATAAAGCCACATCTAATGCGTTAATAGCAGCCTCTCTATTATCTTTTCTTGTTGGAATAAATGTTATTCCATGATCTCTTTGTAAGTCAGTTAACATAATTAAATTGTTATTATCTGCAACTCTTAGATAAGGAGGAATTATACTTTGGTCTATGGAGTTTTTCCACAATTCTCCTTCTTTTTTTCTAATTGCTTCAGCTACAGCTTTTGTATTTACTTCCTTTCCAAAAATTAATTCATCTTCAATTACTGTGGTAGCATTTAGATAATCATAATATCCAAACACAACTGCTGTTAGATCTGATCCCCCAATATCCATAGAAACATATGAATCATAGAATACTGGTCTTTCATAATTACTTCTAACAACTACCTTTTCTACTTCAGAACTAAAGGATGGAAGAATTGAAGTATCTGCACTTCTAACAATTTCACACATATACTCACGACGAAACCCCGAATCTTTTTCTCCATCTGGGTAATCATCCAAAGCGTCTTTAATAATAGCTTCTGTAAACTGTGGGTTATCGAAGATTGTAAATACTCTTATACGACCTTCAGCTTGATACTTTAAAGCCCAGTCTTGGATAAACTCATGATCTTCATATCTAGATGGAGTAGATACAAGTATTGTTCTACCTTGCGTTAACTTAGTAGTTGGTGCAAGAACAGAACGCACTGCATAAGTTAAATCATCACAGAAACCAGCCTCGTCTACTATATTTAAGCTGGAGTTACCACCTCGAATATTTTCAATATTACCATTATCCGAACCTGCCATTTGCAATTCACTACCATTTGGAAACTTATATAGTAAATCTGCCGCCATAAATACTGGACGTAGGTGCTTTGGACAATCTTCAAGAATTGTCTTCATAATTGGAAGGATATTTTTCTTAGCTGATTTTTGTTTTGGAAATACGTACTTAACAATAGAGTCTGGGTTTTGTAAACAAGCTTCTATCGCCATTGTTAATGCAAGATAACTTTTACCCAAACGTCTAGCACACATAACAACACTAATCTTGCTCTTATCTTCTACAATGCCTTTTTTAATTATCTTTTGTGGTTCTGTAAGTTTCCAGTCTAGAACACCGGCATCCCACAAAGCTTCAATGGCTTGTTCTCTACTTACGGTGCTCATCTTTTTTCCACAATGCTAAGAAGCTCCGCAACTGACTTCTTACCTTTCTTACTATCTTTCTTATCTTCTACTGGACGACCTTGAGCTAAAAGTAAATTTTTATGCAATATATCCAAGACCTTAACATCTTCTAAAGTTAAAATGCCATTATCACTAGCTACTTTAAGTTTATGTATTTCGTTGGCACAAATTGCTTCGCATTCTGAAATGTGCGAGGTTTTTTCTAGCAAGTCATTTTCTTTGAGAATAGATTGAGCTTTAGCAAGTTCTATTTCAAGATCAGCTATTTTTTTCTTAAGCTGTTTAATTTCTAAACTATCTAACTCAGAGTATATACTCATAATTATGCCTTAAAATTGAATCTTAGGTTTATCTTTTGGACGTTCCATAACGCCTGGAACTCTAGCCATTGTCAAACTAAATTTAGCAACGTCATCACGAAGTTGAGTAAGTTCTGTCTCTGCTTTTGTTTGAATGTGTAAAACTCGTGCGTCAGTTTCTTTGCGAAGCTTTTCAAGCTCACCTAAAATATCAGGTTGCTCTGTTCTGAATAAATATTGTTGATATGCAAAAAGTAAAGAAGAAGCTACAAATCCAACAATTGGACCGAGGCTTATTGGGTTAATTCCAAGGTAGAAGAAAAATGCAAGAAGAAGAACGGCAGGGAATGCGTCAAGTATTTTTTTCATGAATGTCCTTATAAGTTAAGCACTTAGAGCCTATTGGTATCTAAGTAGTTACTGTCACAATATAAGGGTGTTATTTTTTAAGCAAGGATTCTAATGCAGCACGACGAGCCTTAGACATACGCTCATTTTCTGGAAGATCTAAAGCCTCTGGAGTTTCTACTTCATTAAAGTATCTTTGCAAATTACTACGCCCCATATTTTCTAAGTTTAATTTAGATGGTTTAAATGTCCCTTCTTCTGACCATTTTCCACCCTGCTGAATAACCGGAATATTGTACATAGATTGATCTGAAAAAGTAGGATGATTTGGTTTTTTATAAGTATCTTCTAAATGCCCTAAATCTTTTGGATTATATTTTTGATTTTTAAAATAAGCAGGAAGATCGTATTCTTGTTCATCTAAAGATACATCTCTATTTTGAAGTTTTGACTGATAAGCTAACCAATCTTTATAATTCATAGTTATTTCCTTAATAAAGATTCTAATGCTTTGCGTCTAATCTCTGGACTGGCTTGTGGATTTTCTATGCTATAATCTTCAGAACCCTTTTCTGGACCTAAAGACTCAGACTCTCCTAATATAGGTACAGCAGAAGCTGCATTAGCTTCTCCTGACATAGCTGCTATTCCCGCTCCAATTGTTGGACCAATCAAAGGGAGTTTACTTAATAACCCCATTCCCTTAGATAACCTTTTTATATTTCTTCCTTCATAATGCCCGATATCTTCAAGGATATCCTTTCTAATAGAGTGGTGTCCTTGAGAGCGTATAGCCTCGGCTTTTATTGGATTATATTCTGACTCTAAAACTTTAGTAATGTAGTCTCTATCTGGAGTATATCTTAAATTCTCTGCTGGCATATCTGGTATTTTTTTACGATCTATTCCAATATACTTTTCTATCATTTGTTTATCTATAGCATTAGGTCTATCTCTTAATAATGCTTTTTTATACTTATTAATTAATGAGAGATGATCCTCCCTACTTCCAGATGGAGGTTGTTCTTTTAATAACTTTTCTAAAATATCTACTTTATCTGGGGTTAACATATCTGCAGATTCTGTGGGATAAATATTCGCTATATTTTTAGAGTGTTGTAAAAACTGCTCCCCTCCTTTATTAATATTTCCAATACGCTCCGTTAATTCTTTGTACTTTTCTGGATCTGCTATTTCAATTCTTTTTAAATGAATGGCTGGTAAATCATTTGCATGAGATAGTTCATGAGCAAGAACTCTTTTAGCCCTAGCATTAGTATAATCTTTATTTGTTATAGGAGTGCTACCTAACCTAATTGGTATATCCATAGTTGGGTCTGAATAAAATAATCCATTATTAAAAAATCCACTTCCGTAAGAAGCATTTACATCTTTAGCATTTGGGTATATTATTTTTTTAATTTCATCCAAAGCAGGATAATCTTTTTGCTTCATTTTTGTAAGATAATTATTAAGTGATTCGGAAGATTTAACATCTTCAGTGCCAAATCTTTTTTCTATTAAAGAACCTAGTATGTCAGAATTAAGAGCTTGTACATTTGACAAGTCTCTACCAGAGTTTAACAATATCTTTTGAATTTCATCATCTGAATTAGCTTTAGATAACAATTCTATTAAATCATCATCACTTATTTCTTTCAATATTTTATTCATTTATTACCACTTCTTACAAGACCAGTAACCAGCCTTGAGTTTTGACTTTTTTTCATCACAGGAATGGCGAGCACGAAAATTTTTGCGTCTTTCTGGGTTATAGGACTTATCTGGCATATTAGGATCTCCAAAGCGAACAATTTTTTCTTCTCCGCCTTCACATCCTTTAACTACCCAAGACTTTTTTTCGCCAGAAGTTCTTTTTGGGCTATTACAAGAAAGTTTTTCTTTTAAACTAGACCAACGTTTCTTAGCCATATTAATCCTTATACTTTTCTTTCAAAGCCTCGTACCTAGCTCTCTTCTTTTTTTCCAAATCTTTTAGATCTTCTGGAAGTTCTTCTATCTCATCCGATTTAGACGGTTCTTTTTCTTTTCTATTATCCATTATAGAATAAAACAAGTCTTCCAAGAAGCTATCTTCTACTTTCTTCATATCCTATAAGGGTGCTTTTTGACGCTTCCTGCGTCAAATTCACACCTGAAGACCTTTGCTAGACAAACCTCCTGTTTTATAGTAGACTACCTCTTTAATAGGTGATATAACCCCCTTAGTAGGTAGGATGAAAAATAAAAATAACAAGACAAAGAAAGTAGCAACAGCAGTTCCAGTTGGAAGGGTTTTGAATGAGCTTGTTATCTGGGAATTTTCTAAGGATGAAGCTGTTATCTGTCACATAGTTGACCAAGTTTCTAAAGCTATACTTATGACATATCACCTTAGACATTTTGGAGCTGCCAGTTTTGGAATTAGTGAAGAATAATTAGGTGACAGATGGGTTTTAACTACCGTAGCAAAGTTTGTGCTGAAGTGACAGATAAAAATACTTAAAAACAATGAAAAGTGACAGATATGTTTAGACCGAACGAAGAAAATTTTTTACAAATGCTTTTTTCCCAGAAAGAGGTAGTATCAGAGCCTTATTGTGTGGATGGAGTAATATATATTTGGAGAGATTACGGAATTGATGAGTATGTTTATTTAATGTCTCCAAGTACAAGTGCTCAGTATAATGCATTTTTAGAAAAAGTTAAGGAAGAACGCCCATTATTATTGGAATTAGTTTAAAATGAAAGAAGCTCTTAAGGAATTACGTAAAATTGCAAAGATGCCAGACCAGAAACACTGGAACTGTACAGAAATGCGTGAAAGAGCCTTAGAAGATTGGATATATAAATGGATTATTGAGCTAGAATATGAACAACATGTGTTAAATAAGAAGTATTTAAGCTCTGATTTCGAGGATTTCTTAAAAGAACATATTGGAAAGAAGCTGGCAGAACAAGCAATGGAAGAAGCTATTGAAATTAAAAGCGAAAAAACAGAATTAAAAGGTAATTTAACATGTCTACGAAGAAAACCAAAAGAATTGCCTTAGTTGATCTAATTAAAGATCAGGTTGTTTGGTCAGATAGGTGGAATACTTACTTGAAATACGTAGGAAAAGACTTTGATGGCGAACATATATTTAAATTCTTGGATAAAAGTAGCTATTGTGTTATAATTGAAACTTGTTTATATGAACCGCCAGAGCTAATAAAGGAGCTTTTGTGACAGTTAAGAGAAAACCTGCCAGAAAAAAACCACAACTATCTGGAACTATTCAAAGTGGCGTGCTATTTATAGGTGATTGTCAGTTTTTCGCACAGTCTCCAGTGTTAGAGTTAAATCCTACTACGGGCGAAACGGTGGATGTTACTCCTAAAGACCCTCTTAATCCTTTCAATACCTTAGATAGAACCTTTGATTTGGTTGGAGACTCTGAAAAAAACCTAGAAATAGCCCCATTTATCCCAGGTAGAGGAGTTCTTCTTAATACGCATCTCCAACAAGGTAATTTTGTTGTGCGTAAAAAGATAAAAAATGGTAAGTTAGTTGGCTATGTTATTGATATAAAGGGGTAATATGACACAGACTAAAGAAGAATTTCTAATAGACTATCTCATAAAGAACAACTTTTCTGCAACTTCCAGTAAAGATCTTGAAAAAGCCATATCTGGAATGACAGCTCAACAAATCATTAAAGCCATGGAAATTGCGAGGAATATCCAGACTAATCTAAACGCAACATCTCTAGGAAAAGAGTTAACTTGATATACGATGTTATGGCTATTTCTTCAGAGGAAGCAAGCGTTTTGCTATATAAACGATGTGTGGAGTTAATAGTTACAGAAAAGAAATATGAAATAACTGCAGATTCAATGGTTAGGGTGCTAACCCAGCGATTATATGGAGATTATAGGCAAGTGGTAAATACTGCAGAATACAAAAGGGCTGAGAAACATGTCAACTACTTTAAAAACACAGGACTTGGACGAGAGTTATTTTAGATTTAGATCACAAGTATCTAAGGAATCTACAGAAGATTTACAACTAATATTAGACGCTTACATTTTAATAGGTAGACATTTCTTTGACATCTCTATAAAGGCAATAAAAGACGAGCTGGAGTTTAGAAGCACAAGCTTAGGAAAGGAATTGTTTTGAGGCTAGAGCTATCTAAGATATATAAAGTGTCAGATAAGTTTAATGACAGGCGATTCTATGTTAAAGTCACAGAAGAGTTGTGTAATTGGGAATATGATTATAACACATATAAATGTAGAATATTGAGCGTTGGGGATTTTTATGGACAAACCCTAATTCTTGTGACGGAAATGTGGAACGTAATAGAGGCTACAGACCTCGAAATAGAGCTTTTATGAAGATAGGTAGGGTATATAAGGTTCAGTATAATGTGTACGATATAACCGATATAAACGCTTATCTGGTAGTAATAAAATCTGAAAGCAAGGCAGACCATCCAAACTTAGGTCACTACTATGAGGCGGAAATGTTAGAAACAGGATGTAAGTTACATTTCTATCCTAGAGATTGGAGTATTGTGCATGAACTTAGTAGCTTGGAGTTAGAGTTGCTGTGACAGACTAACTGTAAACTGGGAAATATATTGTGAGGCATATTCCCATCCACTCCCACATTCACATCCCCTCATACCCCCCCCTGCTGGGCTGTCTGGCTGAGGCTGGCTTGGCATCCGCCTTGCATCTTGCAAGCTTCATGCCAGTGCCTTGCCTTCCTTGGCACAGGCTTTGCTATACTCTTGAGATTATATAGCTAAATCCAGATTGTTTACCCGCATTCTCAGCTTCCTCATAAGTGGCATAGAATTTGCTATAGTCAAAATTTGTAAAGTAAACTCTAAACATTGTCCCCTCCCTTGTTTGTTTCTTGCTCTTATTATATCGCAGTGAGTTATTAGAGTCAAGCATTATTTTTCTTAAGAATAAAGCGATAAGTTACACTTGACAGGTATGATGCACCGTGCTACAATGGGGGTATAAGTTACGAAGTAATGAGTAACATCAAGACAACACCGGAGATACGTATGATAGTTCTAATGCAACTTCTTAAAATGCTAAATAAATCACAACGTAAAGAATTCGTAGCATTATTCTCCGATCTTGACTATGAGCTGGATGAACTAGGTTATAGAGGCAATGAAACTGATTTAGTCAACGATATGCTGTTCAATCACTTCGGGCTAAGTATCGAGGATAATGGACAACTCCAAAGATTGACAGACGCTATCCTTAAAAAAGGTAACTTACAGGCAGCCGTCGGTACTATCGAGGCAGTGGGGGCATAATGCCCTCGTTTTTCCATATTGACATGGTGAATCAGTAATGCTACAATGAGGTAACACAATGCAACAAGGGGCGAGGCATAAAGCCGAGCGAAGGGACAAGCATGAAACTATCAACATACAAGTCTTTTCTCACTGGCAAACGTACTTGGTTCGTGGCATCGCATGGCAGATGCGGATATGAAGGTTATGTTGAGTATCAAGTGCTATTTCAGAACGGGCAATGGATGTGCTATAAAACTGATGGGTACAAGCTGGATTTAGTTGGGACATATGCTGGATCTAAGGGACTTAAGAGCGTGCTCAACTTAATATGGGGGCAGTGATTTACTAGCATAAACAAGTCAAGGGAGATCTAAGATGTTGTTTTCACAACGATCTAAACCTTAGTTTTTCCCTTATATTCCTACCTCTAAAGCCTCGTGCGTATACACTGTATATCGCATGGGGCTTGTCTCTTTTTAAGACCATAATAAGCTTGTCCCAATGATTTTAATTGGAACGTGTAAGCAATTGAATTTCTGTTAAACTTGATAAGTAGACGTAATAAGACTTAAGAGTGTCGATATTTTTTGTTTTGCGTAATCGACATGAGGCAAAACTTAGACAATTAACCTAGATTGTCACGTTAAACAAGTTTAGGGCATGACGATTTTCGATCATGCTCGGTCCTTTCAATTGGTGGATGAAAGGGGGAAGTTTTTACTTCCTTTCAAGTCTTGTGCCAAGTGTATTTCCCTTGGTCTCTGAGACTTTTCTGGTCAAGTTACCTCATTAAAATGCCCTGGCTTGATGCAGAAAAAACCTGTTTAAAGATGGTCCTTGTTGATTCTCTTTTCACATCGTACGGAGTCACCTTCATAGTATAAGGGTGCTTAAAACAGTTAATTCTAAGTGTCATAAATCACTTGATAAAACCATTATTTTCTTCAATGCGTCAAATAATGCTTGAACTAATTTTGTAATCTGATAATATCTACTTAACCGACAAACTTAAACGAGGGGAATATTATGAAGGAACTACTTGAATTAGAATATCTCAAAGCTCAAGCCGACCACATCAACACTAAGCTTGATATCTATAACGATCAATTCGGACCATCGTCGGACATTGTTTTAAAGCTTAAAAACGAAGTTAAAAAGATCGATATGCTTATCCTTGACCTCATGGTAAGGGTACAGGAAAACAGTGTAAATAAGGCTATAATCGATTAAACAAGGGGGAGTTATGAATAAGACTCAATTACTGTTACTTGAAAGATTAGAAGGAAAGCATGGCGGCGGAAATATTAAAGAAAAATGGGGAAAGTACGGTAGTGCAATTAGATTGCAAAAATTAAGTGAAATTGATCAAGCTTATAAACTTGCGGAAAAGTATCCCGATAAGTTTAAAACAGCTACAATAAGTTTTAACCTTGTGGAATTGTATAAACTTGAGGGGTAATTATGATAAGAAAAGCATGGAATTTTAAACCATTGGATAAATTTATTTATAATTTCGGTTTTGCCAGTGCGGAAATTGTGGAAATTAAAACAATTAATAAGCGAGATGATGGTTGCGTTTTGATTTTCACTTCATGCGGAAAATCGTTAGTTTTTGAAGGAATTGAATATTTAAAAACAATTTAAGGGGGAATTATGAAAATAATTTATCATAATGACGGCGGACATGGATGGTATTCTGTTAAACGCTCTAAACTTGAATCAATGGGAATTTTAAACAAGATATCAGGCTTTTCATACCAAAAAGGGAATAGCGTTTATCTTGAAGAGGATTGTGATGCGGGGCTTTTCTTTAATAACTTAACAAGTCAAGAACTAGATTGCATTGAGGTTATTGACTCTTATTCTCAAGCTTGTCCTGTCAGGAATTATGAAAGATTTTCTTTGACTTAATTTAACGCATGATATAAAATGATTTTAAGGAATTTAAAAAAGGGGAATTTATGTCAATATGTCTTAATCAAACGTCTCATATTGGATCAAACAAGTTCGGGTTTATTTCATCGGCTAATCTTGTCCAGACCTTGGAAAATAAAGGCTTGAAACTTGCCGATGTAGTAGAATCTAAGATTAAAAAAGATAAGGAAAAGCGTCTAGGCTATCAAAAACATGTTATACGTTTTAATACTGGAATAAGTAATACCCATGGCAATTTGCAGCTATTGGCTATAAATTCACATGAGGGATCTAGTGCCTTAACATTCAGACTAGGTTTTTTCCGACTTGTTTGCTCGAATGGACTTATTATTGGGAGTGATTTAATCCCTCAAGTCAAGGTGAGACATACTTCCAATGGGCTTTTAAAGCTTGATAATGCTATTGACGAGGTTATGGAATATCAAACGGCTGCAAAGGAATCAATGGAACGCATGATAGATACTAAGGTTGATCTTGAAACTTTTGAAAAGCTTAAACGTGAAGCTTTAAAGATTAGACTAGGTGAAAAATATTCGGATAATATCGTTCCGCTATTTGAGGTAAAACGTTGGGAAGATAACAAAGAAGATTTATTTAGTGTTTTCAATGTTATCCAGGAAAATGTTATCCGCACCGGTTTTTATGCCTTGAATAAGGAAACAAACGCAGCGACAAAAATTCGAGCTATCAAAGGAATGGAGTCAAACGTTATCCTTAATAATGCGTTATTTAATAAAGCTATGCAATTTGTGGCATAATAAACAAAAATAGAGGCGGGCTTTATGCCCGCTTTATTTATGAAACTAAATGAAATTTACATAAATAAAAGAGACTCCACAAAAAGAATTAAAATTATAAGACTTGATGAAAAAAGTTTCACGGTTGAGACATTAGATAAAAACTTTAAAAAGACCTTTAGAACAAAAATTCAAAAGGAAGCATTTTTTAGTTTTTTTATACCTATACCAAAATTATTACTTGAACTAGATTGACGCATTGTTTATTTTTTGCTATTATTTCAGCAAGGGAATTTTCAAGGGGAATAACATGAAAAACAAAATGATCTTAACGACACAAAACGCAAAAACTACCAAGGGTGAGGATTTAGGTTACCTTACGGGCATTCTTTATCTTGCCCCTGCCAATATCGTAGAGGGTATAAATGTATGCAAATTTGCCTCTAAAGGTTGTAAAGAGGCTTGCCTTTATTCAGCGGGACGTGGTAAGTTTTCAAACGTACAGGCTGCACGTAAAGCCAAAACAGAATTCTTTAGAGACAATCAACAAGCTTTTATGACTTCACTTGTTTGGTCAATTCAAAAGGTTATAAGACAAGCGGAAAAACAAGCTTTAAAGCCTTGTATTAGACTTAATGGGACAAGCGATATATCGTGGGAAGAAATTATCGTGCAAGATGGAAAAAACATTTTTGAACTGTTCCCCACAATTCAGTTTTACGACTATACGCCCAATCATACCAGGACAAAAGCACTATTAGGTTTTTGGTCCAATTATCACTTGACATTTTCTCGTAAAGAGGCAAGAGCGAATCATGTCCAAGCTGAAAGATTGCTATCAATGGGCGTAAATATTGCAGCGGTTTATCGTGATGCGTCTAAGGCGGTTGAAAAACTTAATGCAGTTGACGGTGATTTACATGATCTTAGATTCCTTGATCCAAAGGGTAAAATTATTGCCTTGAAAGCCAAAGGCAAGGCAAAAAAAGATGAATCAGGCTTTGTTATACATAACTAAAGGAGAAATTTATGGCTTATTTTTGGCTTAAATGTAAAGAATGCAATGAAGAGGTAGAGGTTTATTGTGATGGTGATAGTGCAATGTTATGCCAAGAATGCTTAAGCGTTGATTGTTTTGAGGAGATTGACGAGGACGGTGAAACCTTATGATAATTACATGGTGTATAAAGCTTTTAATTTTTTATATTATTTGTAAACTTTTTGGTTGACGCATTAAAAGATAATATGTAAAATGAATTATCACAAGGGGGATTTATGAAAATACGATTAGATCATTTAGCTCAACAGTTAATCGAGGAAGGTTTTTCAAGTAAGCAAATTGACTCCGATAAATTAACAGACAGAATTATAGAAATTTTATCAGACAAGGATTTTTTTAATAATTTGCATGATGAGATGACTTTAATTGAGGAAGAAAATCATCCAGAACCAACAACGAAAGAAGAATATTTAGAAAGAATAGGGGAGTTTTAATTATGAATATCCAAGAATTTAAAAAAGAAGTTAAAGGTAATTTTTTCAGAGCTTGTTTTATCAAAAAAGATGGCACCGTGAGAGAGATGACGGCTCGTTTTGGAGTTAAAAAGCATTTAAAAGGGGGAGAATTAAAGTATAATCCAGAGGATCATAATTACATTATAGTCTTTGATATAGATAAGGGTGGATATAGAACAATTAACATGGATAAGCTTGTTTTTCTAAAGTATAATGGCAAAGAAGTAAAGGGACCTAATGCCTTACTATATATGTTAAGTTAAAGGGGGGGGACTTATGTTTAAAAGTTTTTTAATATTGGCAGTTTTTATACTAATTACTGCGTCTATTGGTAGAACGGATAAAGAACAAATTACAAATGCTACTAAAATTTTTTGCAAGGATATACGTAAATGAAAGAAATAACTTTAAAACTAAATAAAAAAGAAGTTGAGGTAATCAAGGATGCTTTGGACAATCAAAAAGTTGTAATTAAAATTAAAGCATCTAGTGAAAATCAGCAAAGAAGAGAACTTGCTATAAATGAACTTTACAATATAGAAAGTATAGAAAATAAAATAAAAGGAATAAAATGAAGACCTTTATAATTAACTTAGATGAAATATCATCCGAGAAATTTAGGGAAGTAATTGGATTTATTTTAGTAGTGGGATTAAACTTTAGGAAAGTAGACTTAATAAAGGATGATAAGACAATTTCTAGTCTAGTTGTTGAAGTAGAGACAAAAGCGGAAGAAAAAAGTTTTTCGGATTTTTTAAACAAGAATGATATTTCTACTCCGATTACTATTCTATCAAATAATAATGCAACTATAGGCTTGAAAGTAATTGGAAAGTTTAAACAATTGGGAGAAAATGCAAAATATAGCACCTATTACCAGGACAAGAGTACAGGTAGAAAATTTGTAATAGTATGAGGTTATTATGACTAAATTGGGCTTTTTATTTTATTTGGTATCAGGTTTACTTATGGCTTTAATAACTGATTATCTAATAAGGCTTTAATATGAATAAGCTAGAATCTTTTTTATTGCTCATAATTATTTTTGGGCTTATAACTGCTGCAGGTGGTCTAATTTATAACATTTTTGAGGGAGATTTAGACGATGAATAATATTGAGCAACAAATTGACATTACATGTGAATTATTGGATGTAACTACTAATGAAGTTGATAGGAAAATATTAGAGGCAAGGCTTTTTGAACTTGTTGAGCAGTTAAACGGGAACACTATTTATTTGACGGTGCAATAATGAACATTTTTGCTACTTCCAATTGTCCTATTGAATCCGCTCAATTCTTAGACGATAAACGAGTCAGAAAAATGGTGTTAGAAAGCGGGCAATTATTGTCCACGGCAATGAGGGTACATGGCTATTCTGGCGATGAGGTTTATAAAATTGCTTATAAAAATCATCCGAGTAATATTTGGACTCGTGCCACCCAAGGTAATTACAAATGGCTTTTAGAGCATTTTAGAGCATTATGCGATGAATATGTCCGACGCTTTGGAAAAACCCACGCTAGTTTTGCTTTACTTCCAGCTTTTGAGCGAGGTATTAGTCTCATTCCAGAGGGTGAACAAATGCCTTTTTCAAACAATGCTAGAAACTTGACAAAGGGTGTTGACTTCACGCATGAAACTAATACAATAATAGCATATCAGCTTTACCTATCAGTGAGATGGGAAAGTGATAAAAGGGAGCCAAAATGGAGTTAAAATTAGGAGATGTTTTAGTTTTTAAAGACAAAATTGCCAACTTAATAGGTCCAATTACTGTTTGGGGAGTGGATTGTAATCGTAGGGTGAGATATAGTTATGGACTTATGGATGAAAAAAGAGGTTATTTTTTTGCAAATGAAAAAGATTTGTTAAGAGAAACAAAAAAACTCTCTAAACTTGAAATAGAACTATTATAAAGGAGAAAACAAATGGAAACAATTAAGAAATTTAAAAACCGCAAGCTTTATAGCAAAACAACAAAAAGCTATGTTACACTTAATTATCTAGTTGACAAGCTTAGAAACAAAGAATTATTCCATGTTGTAGAGCATGGAACTAACTTGGACATAACAAGTAAAACCCTTAAGCAAGCATTGATTACAGTTGACTTAACGGATGATGTTGTAAAGAGAGTTATCTTGGGAGAATAGTTTTTGAATTGTCGCATTAAGTATAATAAACTTAAGTCCGGTGAATTGGAAAGTGGGGAACTAATCTCCATCAAAGGAATTGTTTATTTTGCCAGGATTGACTTTACACAAGGTTGTTGGAGAATATTCAATGCTAGGCGTAGGAATGTTATAAAAGAAGGCTACAGCCAAAATAAGAACGTTTTACGACGCATGGTTAGGAGAGAACTTCAAAAGTTAGGAGTTAAGCTTGAAAAAGAATTTAAAGAAAGTGGATATTCAAAAACCAAAAATAGGAAGTTATTATAAAATCTTTATAAATGGACCTTTAAGTAAAGATAATGTAATGGAAATAAAAAAAATTAATGGAATTATAGCAATTTATTCTATTTTAAGTGAACCACAATATGAAAATTGTTGGGACTATGTAAGGTTTACAATAGATGAAAATCACCCAAAGCTTTCTTCCTTAGAGATAGAACTTTTATGAAGCTATGGGTTTTAACAATTTACATGGTACATGGATCAACTACGTATGGTTATAAGTTTTTAGATAAGTCCAATTGTGAAAAAGTTGGAAAAGAACTTGTAAAAATAATAAAACACGGAAATTTTTCTTGCAAAAAGAAGCATCATGTTATAAAATAAAAAAAGAAGTTACAAGGAGGACTTATGAACTTGATAGATAAATTCGAAAATATGCCTTTTCAAGATGTTGGAACTTTTAATAGCATTTTTAAAACTACTCCAATTCTTAACGTGGATTACTCTACCAAAGTAGAAGTGTGTGAAATGCATAAAGACAATACCAGGAAAATAATTGTAGGAGATAAAGTTATTTTCATGGATTTAACACAAAGAAAAAGCTTAAAACCAGAAAAAAGAGTTACTTTTGTTAAGCCAAAAGGAATTACTGAAAGATGTAATAAGTCTACTTTGAAACTTCCAGAGATTTACAAAATACTTAAGCCGACTGAGTTCATGATTTATTCCGCCATAAAGGAAGTTGGGGAAGTTGATGGAATAGAGGAGTTGTCTAGAAGAATCTCTGTAAGTAATAAATCCATTATAGCAAACTTACCACGGTTAATAGAACTTGGACTAATTAAAAAAAAATATGTCACGGTAATTGGAAAATCAGGAAGTTTTAATAAATTATCTATTGTGTAACATATTGTACTATGTTATAAAGTTTCTAAGGGGGAATTATGAATATTACACAACTTAAAGAATCATTGCCTTTTTTAATCCAATCTGGACTGGTACCGAATATTATTGGAAAACATGGAATTGGTAAATCATCCGTTATTGCTCAATACGCTAAAGAGAATGGGTATTCATTCCATCCTTTCTTTCTAGGTCAAATGAATGACACCGGAGACCTATTAGGACTTCCAGAGTTTGATAGAGATGCTACTGGCAGAGCTACTGGCACTCGTTTCATTCATCCTGAGAAGTTACCACGTAATCCACGTTCTATTCTATTCTTCGATGAGCTTAATAGAGCTTCAAAAGATCTTTTACAAGCTATTTTCCAGCTAGCATTGGAAGGCACTATTCATGACTATATTCTTCCAAAAGACTCCGCTATTATCATGGCAATGAATCCAGCGACGGACGATTATTCTGTGCTTGATTTTGCTGATAAAGCTTTTGCAGATAGATTTGTACATATTAATCTCGACCCTACTCATGAAGAATTTCATTCCTATATGAGTTCTAAATACGAAACTAGTTCGGTTAGTGATTTCTTAAGACAGCAAACTAAACTACTAGAAGAAACTGACCTTAAAGCAGTTACTCTTGATTTTGTAAAACCTTCTAGACGTTCATGGGATAGGTTGCAGAAATTAGAGTTAACTGGTATGCCTGAGAATCTATTTAGAGAGGCAGGAATGGGGATAGTTGGTACCGCCGCCATGGTTTCTTATAGTTCATGGAAAGAAACTCAAATTAAGATTGTAGAAGGTAAAGACATTATAGACAATTATGAGAAAGTGAGAGAACGTTTTATCTCTTATTTCAAAAATCCTAAAACCGGTAAAGATTTAGAAACTCCACGGACTGACATAGTTTCTACAGTATGTTCCAGTTTCTCCGAGGAGTTGGTAAAAAGATTAAAAAGTGGTGCATTAAAAGATTCAGAAGCCATTAATGTTTCTACTTTCTTGATGGATACTCCAATTGAAAATTGTTATGCTACGCTATTGCCTTTGAAACTACTTCCAGAGTTTTCAATTGATGCGGCTATGAAAAAGCACGTATTGGAAAATAAAGAACTAGTATTGAGAGTTAGAGAAGCCAAAAAAGCGAAGGAAGCTTATTTAAAGGCTAAAGAAGAGAGAGAAAATAAGAAGAAAAAAGTTCCAGATGATATCCCCTTTTAATCTTGACGCAATAATATTTCCCCTGTATTATTGGTTAGGATTATAAAAAAGGCAATGAAAGTTGCCTTTTTTCTTTTAGGAGTTTTATGAATAAACTACAACAAGCTATAAGTTCATTACTTTTTGCAGAGCCTTTTTATGGACATTTAATCTCCAAAATGAGAATATCTAAGTCTGATAAAGTACCTTCCGCAGGTGTTTCTATAACGGATAAAATAAACTTGTTTTATAATGAAGCTTGGATTGAATCATTGGATTTGATAGATGTTGTTAAAGTTTTAAAACATGAATGTGGGCATATATTACAGGAACACATAATAAGAGCTAAACAGATTGGCATTGTCAATTCTGAATTACATAAGAGATTTAATCTAGCTACCGATGCCACAATAAATACTCATGATCTTGTGCCTACAGTTGAAAAGATTGGAGGAGTTACGGTAGATAGTTTAAATGAAAAACTAAAACAAATGATAGAAGAAGCAAATGCAAAGGATAAAGGTAATAGAAAATTCTCTCCAATGAAAGAAGGGGAGATAGCAGAATATTATTATAACAAGATAAACGAGTTTGCAGAGGAAAATTCTGATATATTACCTCAAGGAAGCGGATTTGGTGACACAATGGATGACCATTCTACTTGGGAAGAGTCAGATGGAAACGAAGAAATGCAAAAAGAAGTCGCAAAACAAGCCGTTAATGATTCCGTAAAGTCTTGCGGAGGTATTGGTAATGTGCCAGGAGAGATAGCCTCGTTGGTTGCAGAGTTAAATAAAAGCCAAGTAAACTGGAAACAACAGCTTAGACAATTCTATGTTAATACTCTAAAGAGCACTAAACTTGCCACAAGAAAGCGCAGGAATAGACGTTATGGAATATTACAGCCTGGCGTTAAAAAGAAACCAGAGCTACATTTAGGCTTGTGTGTGGACACTTCTGGATCTGTCAGTGACGAAGAGTTGACCTTATTCTGGGAAGAAATGAAAGCAATATACTCTTGCGGAGTTAAAATAACTGTTATTGAGGCAGATTGTGTTGTGCAAAACGTATATGAATTTGAAGGTAAAAAAACTCCAGAGTTTAGAGGTAGAGGCGGAACTAGCTATAATCCGGCTATAAAAAAAGCACTTGAATTAAAAGTTGATGGAATATTATACTGCGGAGATTTTGACACAGCTGACACTCCAGAAAATCCTAAAAAGCCTTTTTTGTGGGTTGGAGTTAGAAAATCCCCTCCTCCGGCTGATTTTGGCAAAGTTATTTATTTAGGAGATTTAACATAATGATTTCTGAAATTAAACTTTTGATTGACAGACTATTCTTTTTGTTTATAATTGTATTAGCACTTAGTTTTGTTTTGTGCAAAGGATTTATTATAGACACAAAGGATATAATAAAAAAGAAGGTACTGAAATGAAATCAACTATAGAATTTAATCTACCCGAAGAGTCAGAAGAATTACAGGACGCTTTAAAGGGTAGCTTATACAAGTGTAGAATAGACACGCTTTATGATGAAGTGTTTCGTCCACATTTTAAATATAATAAGCCTCTTATGCCTAAAGATGAAGGCGGTATGCAAGAACTTACTGATGGGCAAATAGCCATACTTGAACGAGTTTGGGAAAATGTTAGAAGACATTTTGAAATGGATTAATATTGCTAAGCAGTCCAATCCTAGCTTATGTTAGTGAAGATTGTTGGGACGGAGCGACCGACAGCTTGAGCGACTGATCAGCGCAAGTCGGTGACAGGGAGGAGAGACTCCTTACTTGGTAGTAGCTATATGCTATTGCTGTTCAAGGTGTCACATACCTTTAACCTAACCCATATGATGGGAGCAGGAATGGGAACCTGCCTAATAATAGTGGTACAAAAGTTGTGAGTGTGGCGGGCTGTGCTTTTTATTTAGGAGATTTATGAGTAAATACAAAATAGCAGAAATAGCTATCGAGCTTAAACAAGATGGCACTCCTATGTATTGGGTTTACAATGCTGGCTATCATCCCGGTCAAGGTGGTATGGAGTTTACTTATGGTAACTTCGGCACTCCTAGCTTAGAGAAGTCGTTAGATTTACTGAAAGAAAAACTGGTGAGGGATATCGATTATGTACTGGAAGAGATCAAACGAAGGGAATCGGAATGATCTACATTGTAATACTAGCTCACTGGATTGCCGACTTCATTTGCCAGACTAACTGGATGGCACAGAATAAAAGTAAAAGCTACAAAGCACTTTCCTTGCATATCCTGTCGTACACTACGGCATTATCTTTAGTTATGTTCTTGCTCACTCAGAATCCTAATTCGTTCCTGTACGCACTCATCAACGGAGCTGTACACTTTGTAGTGGACGCTATCACTTCTCGGATAACTTCTAAGTTGTATGCGAAAGGGGATATACACAACTTCTTTGTTGTGATAGGATTAGATC